CACCTGTCAAAGAGAAAGTCAGCAGTTTTTCTTTTTTAAGAGCTTAAAAACGTCCATATTGGCGCGCTTTACACATAAGAAGTCTAAATCTGCCCCCCCCGGAGTAATTGTTTCACGTGAAATCAAAGTCAAGAGAAGTATTTGCTTTCTAAAAAATAAATCCGGTTACCATTGGTATAAAAGGAGTTAAAATTACCCCCTACCGGCTTTAATATAGACTTATGTAATTAAAGTTATAATATATTTGACATAACTATGTAAAAATGCCATACTTAGACATTGAGGCAAGTGGACAGATTTCCCTAAGTGGAAACTGTCTATTTTTTTTGTTATTTGTCGAGGAAAAAACCTAAATATGAGCATGCCAACTAAATTAAGCGAAAAACATTGGCAAGTCCTTAAGATGCTTGAGGATATGACTCGTGAAGATGCTGCTAAGGCTATTGGTTGGAAAAAAAATCATATTGATAAGCTTTGTTCCGGAAACGTTAGCGCTGGAGGTGTTGCTACACTTTTTAAGCAAGAATACCTCAAGATCCAAGTTAAACAGTCCGAAGAAACAAAGCATTTGGTTTCACAGAACACAAAGACAGCTCAAAGACTTATTGCCCGCGTATTTACAGATATAGAGTCAAAGAAGAAGGTCACGCCGGAAGATAAGAAAATCCTCTCGATGTACACGAACGCCCTTTCTAAATTTACCCCCACTGTCAATGTTAAAAATCTTTCATATAGTTATACCAAAGGTCTTACAGCAGAGGAATTAGTGCATGAGTTTAAGCGACTTAAGACAATTGCAGAGTCATCATTTGACCGCGGAGGAATTTCAGAAACTCCCGAGGGACGAGCAGGAGACATATCTGCGGTTAATGAATGAGGAGGTGTCCTGGTTAAAGAGTCAGAAGCTTTTATTATACGAGCCGATGCCAAAACAGGATTTGTTTCACAAGAGTCATGCTTCAAGAAGGGCCTTGTTTGGTGGGAATCGTGTGGGAAAAACGGTGGCTGGTGGGATGGAGTTCCTCTTCCATTTGACCGGACAGTACCCCGACTGGTATCCGGAAGAAGGAAGATTCAAAGGAAGCATCAAAGGGCGGATTATAGCAAAAGATTTCCAGAAGGGCGTAGGAGAAGTCATAACTCCCTTCCTTGAAGAATGGCTGGATGACAGCATGATCGCCCGTAGGATCAAAAATCCTATGGGAATACCTACGAAGTACCAGCTGAAGAACGGATCGGTCTTTGACATATTGACGCATGAGCAGTCCACAGAGCAATTTGAGGGTTGGCGCGGACACGTAGCCTGGTTTGATGAACCGCCGCCGCGCGACAAGTATGTTGCGACACTCCGGGGCCTCGTAGATTATAGTGGACGGCACTGGCTAACCCTAACACCTCTTACTCAACCATGGATTTATGATGAAGTTTATACAAATCCGGATCCCCAAACGTTCTGTGTCACCATTGATATACGCGAAAACACATTTTTGTCGGAAGATGCGATTAAGGAGTTTGAAAACAGCCTTACGCATGAGGAAAAGGAAGCTCGCCTGCATGGAAAATTCATGCACCTTAGCGGCCTTATTTACAAGGAATTTCTCGCTGAGACGCACGTCATTGAGCCTCCAGAGATTAAACAGCATTGGAGTCGGTATATGGCGATTGACCCCCATGAGCGTACACCAACTGCTGTTCTGTGGGTAGCTGTGGATGAGAAGGATAACCATTATGTCTATGATGAGCTTTGGTTGAGAGATATGGATATAAAAAGCATTGCAAGTGCAATTCAAGTTCAGGCCGGAGTAATGCCGGCTCAAGTTATGTTGATTGATCCTCACGCGGATAAGGATAATGTGGTGGCTGGCGGATTCAATGTCCGAAAAGAGCTCATGAAGTACACATATCTAGTTATTGCACGCAGACGATTTATGAGTTTCAGCACTATATTTGGGATGAATACAAGCGAAATATCGAAGATTACGACAAAAAAGAGGTTGCGAAGAAGAAAAACGACCATTTTATGGATTGTTTGCGGTACATTTACAATTTTGGGCCGAGATACATTGTTGAAGAGGACGAGGAATCTGGTGATATCGAATATATTGGCGAATACACTAAGAGACCGGTTGAAAGTCCAAAGGTCGGGAGTTATCATTCTTTGACAGAAGACAGCAATGCCGGGAGATTTTAGTGGTAAAGAAAAAAAAGAGACGGATGAACATTGGGTATATGGATTGGTTGAAGGCTAAGGATAAGAAAACCGGATCAGTCAAGGAATATCCGGGTTCTCCAGCTTATTGGCTTGATCCAGAGGATATTGAAGCTTATGCCAATGCGCTTACACCGGAAGAACTTTATATGAACCCGTCAACTCTTCCTTTGACGCATGATTATCCTACAACGGCAGTAAATCTACGTCAACCGCCTTGGTTGGATCAGAATAAGAATGTTACGGCCATGTTTGCTGCTAAGAATGATCCTCGCAGGGATATGAACATGGGCTGGCAAAGACCTGGAGAAGCGCAGGGAGTTTATGAACATGAAATAGCTCACGAAAGAGATCCACGTAGAAATCCGTACAAGATGTGGTCTTTTCCTAATCATGGGTTTACAACATATAACGGATTATCTGGCGGTGTATTGCAGAGGGAGTTTCCTGCTATGATCGCAGAAGAAAAATTTAGGAGGGAAACAAATGGCTGAGAAAGAAAAAGAACAAAAAACAAGAAAAGAGATTTTTCACGAGAGGCGTAAAGCTGGAAAAGAAGAAGGAAACAAGCCTAAGGAGGAGTAATTATGGCCTATAATGCAGAATCAATGGCATTGACCGCGGTCCCGAATAGCGCGCGCCCGGATAATGTACCACCGCCTTGGGATTGGAAAAGTGACAGTTACGGTCAAGAGGGTTACACTCCTCACAATGAAGGATTTTTTGGTGATCAGAATAACTTTACCCCTATGGCACCTGTTTCAACTCCGGGAAGCTTTACAGCTGAATATGGTGGTGGTTCTTCTCCAGCCATGCGTGACACGAATATTGGGGATTATTGGAATGGTAGCGGATATGACGAGATTGGGGCAAGTCAGGAATATCAGCCTTATCAATATGAGAACAATTATCAGGTAGGTGGCAACCCTACAGACGATTGGGCTCAATCAAATACATACGCGCCTTGGTCCGGATATTCTCCGGGCGGTAACGAAGCAACACCTTACGAGCTTACTCAGATGTCTGGATACTCAAACGAGGGTGGCCGGGATGCAGTTGGTTATGGCTCAGGTATGGGTATGGGAGGAGCTTGGGGAGCTGGTTCTCTTGGAGGAACTTTGGCTGCTCCGGGAACAATGGGAGTTCCATCTCTTATGGGTGCAACGGCTATGTTCAATCCGCTTACGGCCATACCCGGACTTGGTCTTGGTGCGATAAATATGAAGAAGAAGAAACGTGGAACACCTAATCTTGAATCACCAAGTTATCAGGGAATGATGTTTACACCGGAAGAAGGTTTCCCATCATATTATCAGCCTTCCCAAGAAACACAGAACCAGACACAGCAAAACCTTTATGATCAGCCGAATGAGTTTGCGTATCAGCAACCGGAACAGGAAGGGTATGATTATAATTACACTGGTGGAATGACACAGCCGAGAAATTTGAGTCAACAGAATTATGTTGGACAACAAGAGCAAGAGTATGGTTCATTCTATAACAGAGATAAGGGCGGTATTTACGATACCTTTACGGTCTAATGCCAAATGTAAAAGAAATGTATCAAGCATTAGTTAAAGATGGAATGGCTGAAAAAGATGCGGCTAAACAAGTTCAAGCACGCACAGGTTTATCTGTTGTTACTGGTAAGCCGATCAACAGACAACTCTATGGAAAGTTTAATAAAAAGACCGGTGAAGTTATTGGACAATACGGGAGCTAACTAAATGGGCGCGAACAAACAAGAAAATACTTATAGCGGAACTTCTGATAAGAAAGACAAGATGGTTGAATTTGTCGTCGAGGAATTTCAGCGTTATGAAAAATTCCACAAAGACAGATTTGAAGATGCTGCTAAGGTTATTGATCAATGGAACAATGTTCCACCAGGTCGATCTTATGACTGGATGAATCAAGTTCATTGTCCTATTACGTTCGCGAGTGAACAAACTATTACACCACGAATCTTCTCGGCGCTGTTCCCTAACGATGCCCCTATTGATGTTGCGGTATATGGTAAAGTTTCTAAGGAACAAGGAATTTTAATTAGAGACACTCTGAAACATTATTATCGTATGGCTAATGTTATGGGTGAGTGCTTACCTTCTCTTACGCAAAACACTTTAATTGGTACTGGCTATGTTGAAGTTCCGTATTTGTATCGTAAGGCTTGGCAAGTTAATAAACAGGGTGATAGATATTTAGCTGTCATTGATCGCAGACCGGATTGCAAGAGCGTAAACTTTTTTGAGATGTTTCCACATCCGGCAAAATTAGAAATGAATGACGGCCTGCCTCTTGTACGGAGGCAGTTTTGCGATGCGGAGTATTTGAAACAGTTGGCAGATCAACCGGAATCAGATTTTAATAATTTAGCAGAAGCATTAAAGACAGAGAGCACAAGGATGGATAGCACAAACTTCCTTGATCCTGACGGAAAAGTTATTGAGAAGAAAAGGCGTGATGAATATGAGCTACTTCATTACTGGGGTCCTTGGGATGAATCGTACACGCAGGACGATAAACCAGTAACAAGAAAAGCCGTACCATATTGGATAACAATAGTTAACAGAAAAGTAAAAGTTCGTGGAATCCCTAATCCTTACAATTTCCAACATCCCCCATTTGCAAAGTTTAATCTCTTTTCGGAATCTAAACCTTGTTGGTTTGGTGTTGGTATTGGTACTGTTGGAAAACCGACACAAGATCGGTTGAATAAAATAGTTAACCAAAGACTTGACAACGTTGACTTAGTCTTGAACAAGCAAGGATTCTATAATGGTGCAGATCCTCTTATTAATGTTAAAAAACTACAGATTTCCGCTCCCGGCCACTGGCATAAAGTGTCAGATACTGTTAGTTCGATACGATGGATGGACACTCCTGATGTCACAGCTTCATCATACAAAGAAGAAGAACTTGCCAAAGCTGATTATCGTGAGGCCACCGGAGCCAGCGCTCCCCTTATGCCTACTGAAAAGAATCAGACGGAAACTGCCGCCGGATTAAATATGCTCCAAGGTGCTGCTGGAATTAGGTTTAGACCTGTACTCAAAAAAATTGAGGTAGATTTAATGACGAATATGTCAATAATGTTTCTATCTCACTTACAGCAGTTTATGACTTTGCCTGAGTGGATCAAGGTTACTTCTAATGATGGGAAGGATGAACCAGCTTTGGTCAAACCAGAGATGCTACACGCAAAGGTTCAAGTCATACCGACCGGGATCAGTGAGACGCTGAACAAGGAATCACAAATTGGTCAACTGCTAAGGTTCAAGGAGGTTTCAGCTAATGACAGAACGATCAATCAAGCGGAACTTAATCGAAGGATTGCAGAGCTTATGGGATTTAAGGATATTTCTAAAATCATCATACAGCAAAAACCAGTTCAAGCAGGACCAGGTCAACTCAGTCCTGAGGATCAGCAGTACATCCAACAGAGATTACAGGAAGGCGCGTCCAAAGAGCAAATTATGATGGAGCTCAATGGTAATCCACCTGCCGGTCAATCCGGTGATGCACAGCAAGGGCCTCCCGGACCCGGACAAAGACCTAAAGGACAAACCCCTGAAGTTGGTCAACCAGTTCAAAACCCTATGAGGATGCAACGACAATGATGAATATACAGACAGCTAAAGAATTAAAATCAAGCCTTTTGTGGGGCGGCGTTGTTGAAGAATTGGACAAGAAGATTACCTTTGAGTTAACAAAACTTAGGACTTGTAATGTTGATGAATTACCTCTTATACAGGCTAAGATTCAATCATATGAATCTATTAAGAATTTACCTGATGATGTTATAGATAGAGAATCCTAATCATGTGTTTCGGTTCGCCATACCGTATATGGCGTAAAAGGAGTTATTATGACAGAAAAAATCCCGGACGTTCAACCAGCTGTTCCCGTCCAAGCAGCCCCGCCAGTGCCGGCGCAAAATGCACAGCCAATACCACCAGTGGTTAAACCGGTGGGCTCGTCTCCGGACGTTAAACAGGTTCCATTACCAGCTCTACAGGAAGAACGAGCTAAGCGTCAGGAAGAGCATAGTCGTGCGAATACCTTAGAGCAAGAAGTAGCTCAGCTAAAGAGAACAGTGGCTGATCAACAGATTGCACAGCATCAAGTTCCTCAACAGCCTCAAGTGGATCCCCGTAAGGAGTTAGATCAAATATGGGAAGATGATCCGCGTAAAGCTGTCCAGGTTGAGATTATGTATGCTATGGACTGGCGTGATCGTATTGATTCTTCTTTAGAAGCGCAGGCTGATGCTATGGCTAGGAAATATCCGGACTTCAACAATTATCGAAGCACCGCCTTAGGACAAGTGAGAAGTATGCCACTTAACCAAAGAGGGGGCCAAGGTATTTTAGAAGCCGCTTATTTTATGGTCAGAGGTCAGAATGCAGATACAATGATTCAGCAGAGGGAAGCAGAATTACTTGAGAAGTATCGAAGAGGAGAGATTTCAGCACAAGGGTTATCACAACCTGCAGGAAGTTTCTCAACTCCGGCACCGACTGATGGAGCTGTGGCCACTGAGGAAGAATTGAGAGTTGCTGCGGCAATGGGATTGACAGAAGCAGATTATATGAGTGGAAGGGTTCAGAAATGAGCATATTCCAAAAAGGTATAAATCCGAGAGCGTTTAGTACACCTCTTGTGTGTCCACATCCGCATCCGAAATATCCGACTGAAAAGTGCGGTGCGCAACGTTGGAAGCAGGATCACCAGCGAAGCACATCCACCCGAATCCGGTACGTCTGTAAGCAATGTGGCAAGGGGTTAATTTACGACATCTCTAATATAAATCCTGAGCTGCTTGGAGTTCACAAGTAATCCTTGTGGGTACACCAAGCTAAGGAGAACAATCATGGCAGCAAAGTATAAATACTGTATTGATGGAGGCGAGTGTGTTATCAAGGACTTGCCAGCAGCACCAGATACATATCAAGACGGGGAGATTCTCAAAGCAGCAGTGGCCGAAGAAGGTTGCATTGGTTCTATGGGAGTTGGTACCGGTTCTTTTGTAGGTGTATCGAATCAGGGTGAAACATTACCCGCAGCAAGTGGATTAAGTGGACCTGGTTATACTATCGGAAATGATGGTGCAACCCTTACAGGAACGCAAGCTCTTGGAACGTTGGATACCTTAAAGGTAATCATCAATCCTGGCGCTATCTATGCAATCCCGTATGACATGTCTGTACCTATCGTTTGGTCTGCTGTTAACGATACTGACATTCAGTATGTCGGTATTACAGCTAACTTCGGTGGTGGTTGGGCTTTTTCTACGGATACTGGTGAGTTGGATTATGTTGTGAGTTCTGTTGAAGCAGCTGGTACTAGCACTCTTACCACTTTGACCGGAACGAATACTACTTCAGCTACAGGTGTCTTGCTGAGTCAAGCAGGAACAGGGTTAGCTCAAAAAGTCGCTCTTACCGCAGATGCTCTTGGCATCGCTGCTGGTGAGTTAGACGTTGATGGGTTGACTGTAGGCACTGATTCTATCAGTGTGGTTATTCTTGAAAACCGGTTAGAATCCTATACCTATGGTAGCGAGATTCTCCGTCCGAAACAGCGACAACCCGGTGGAGTTGCGAATCAAAGTGTACGTGTTCCTCTTGCGAAGCCTGATTTAGCTAAGCCGTTTGCTTATGCGAAGATCGTTGGTAACGTTTGGAATGCTTAATTAAATAAAGGAGAATCACAATGGGCGTAATAGCATCGGAAAACTTTGGATATCTATTGGATCCAGGTCTTCGTAAAATCTTCATGGACGAGTACGCTCTTCCGGAAGGTCAGATCGATAATCTGTTTGGAATGGAGAAATCCAATAAATCGGTGGAATACGATCTTGGTATTGGTGGCATGGGTGATCTTGAGGAGTTTGATGGAACGATTCCTTATGATGACTTCAAACAGCAGTATCGGGTAAGCTATTCTCACAAGGAATGGGTAAAGGGTATCAAGATCGAGCGTAAGCTTGTGGACGATGACCTTTATAGCATTATCAACAAACGTCCGGCTCAGTTAGCATTGACCGCAAAACGTACTCGTGAAAAACATGGGTCTAGCGTTTTCAACAATGCTTTCAACACTTCTGTTTTCAGTGGTGGAGATGGACTGGCGTTGTGTGCAGGAGCACATACTCGTGTTGGTACAACTACAACGAATAGCAACGTAGGTTCTACGGCTCTATCTGCAACAGCAGTTGAGGCAGTACGTCTTGCTATGCGCGCTCTTACCGACGAGACAGATAACTTGCTTATCTCTCGCGTGGACACGCTGTTGGTTCCGCCGGCACTTGAAGAGCAGGCTTGGGAAATTGTTAACGCAACCGGTAAAATGGATACGTCTGACAATAACCCTAACTTCAATAAGGGTAAATACAGAATCATTGTCTGGGATTATCTTAGCGATAGTAACAACTGGTTCGCTATTGATAGCAAGATGATGAAGATGTATTTGAAGTGGTTTAACCGTATTCCTACTGAGTTCAACAAGGATAAGGACTTTGACACCTACATCAGCAAGTGGTCTGTCTATACTCGTTATTCTTATGGATTCAGCGATTGGACATGGATCTACGGCAGTAACGTAGCGTAAACATAGCTCACCTCTATGTCGATGTTTCGCAATTTCATCGGCATAGGGGTTAGTTAAAACCTTTGCAAGTGGCATATCCACCTGCTCAACCAATGAGTCAAAGGAGAATCAAATGGCAAAGTTAACACATTCATCCACACGACGGGGTTTTTCTACCCACAATTCCGTAGGCACAGACAATCTTCCTAACCCAAACGTAACAGGCGGTTCACAGCCCGGTATGATTGAGTTGAAGGAAGCAGATGGAACACCTCATTACCTTTGGGTTGATAACACTGGTGATTTGAGGATTCATACTGCTATTCCTGTAGATACGAATGCTGATGGCGTCGTCGTTGGTACACAAGCATAATAGTTGGGGAGGCGGACTCTTCTCCCTCCCTAACTAAAAAAACCGAGGAGAATATCATGGGACCAAGAGGAATTAAGAAAAAACAAGTACTGAGTGTTGGGGAAATAGCAAACCTAAAGAGTGAGAAGAAAGAGCTTGAGGGAACATTATCAGCGGCAGAAGGATTTGGTGCTGGAACAGCCGGCGAACAGCTTGATAAGAGCAAGATCAAAGCAGAGATCAGGCATTATGAAGATGAAATCGAGGCGGGTTCACCGGGAAGATTAAACAGTAAGGCCAAAGATAATATGTTCAGGGAAGAACGAGATCTTGAGGAAAGGTTCGTTATTGGACTTCCTACGAGGTACGAAATGAATAATACAGGTAAGTGTCCTGGAGCAGTTCGTAAACACCAACACTGGTTGCAGCAGAATGAGAAAACAGGCTTTGTTGATCGCTACAGACAGATTCAGCGGACACTTAGACCTGGAGAAGAACGGAGCATTGAAACATTAAGAAAGGATAAATAATGGCTAACTCAGTTACCACTAATCCGATAGTACTGGATACTGCTGGTGTTGTATCAAACGTTCCAGTAACAATAAAAGCAATACAGGTTGTATTTGGCAACGATTCTGACTTTGTTGTCTTGGCTGATTCCAAAGATAATGTTGTTTATTATACAAAAGCAGGTGCTCTTCTTACTCTTAAATAGGAGAAGTTATGAAGAAGATTATTTTTATTATGTTGGTTTGCGTAACCTTTATGGGTTGCAAGGCAATAGAAGCCGAGGCTTCAAGTCGTAGACA